ATACATGACAGTACAGACACCTTTTCTGCTTCTTCCTCCGGCATTGTTCCAGTTAGTCCCCACCTTACGGGTGCGTTCTTCAAATAAGTCGACAATAGCTTTCTCAATACATCGGCTTTGGCCTTGTGTACCTCGTCCACAATAACGCAAACTACTCCTTCGAAGAAATCGTTGATATCGACCTCTAAATCTATTTCTTTCGAACGCTTTGCTAGGCTTTCCAGACTTTGCCATGTACAGATTGTGTGAGTTTTAAGATATTCTTTTCTGTCGCCGAAGAATACACCCACATCTAACCCCATGTTTATATAATCTTCTTCGGTTTGTGTAACTAAATCTTTTGTAGGCACAATTACGATGCTACGACCATATGGCTCAATTTTATGGCTAAGAATCGCCGTAATAATTGTTTTTCCTGCACCTGTGGGGGCAATGTTTACCCCTGTTAGATTGTTGAGGTATGAGTTAATTACCTCAACTTGGTGATCCCTAATCATAATGGATTGGCCGGCGAGAGGGTGTCCCTTTGGCCAGAGGATATGTGCGTAACTATCTTCCTGCACTTCATCAAAAACAAAATTCTTAGATGTATCTCTAAGATCCTCGATTTCAATGTCATAACCCTGATCTTGAACAATAGGAAGCAACCTATCTAAAAGATTCAAATAGGAACGTGCTCCAATGTCACAAAAAGAGATCATACCGTCCCAGCGACCCAATTTATAGGCCGGCGTATGACGAGCATATTCTAGGAAATATTTTACCGAATCGGATAGTTTACGTCGTGTGACAACATCGAGATCCAGAAAACGTATATTTACTTCATCAAGAATTTGTAGTGTTGTTTTTGCCATTCTTTATTATCTAACTATTGAACTGTGCCAAGCTAAAATAAACATTGTTCTATGAAGTGGGTCTTTAATTCCAAACTTCAAATGATATCGGTGTACACTCAAAAACTCAGCAATAACACTGTTGATTTCACACCATTGGATAATTGTATTAATCTCATTTTCCGCATTCTGAGATTTTCTAATCACCATTACAATATCTTCATCATCATATTGCTGCGTCATCTAAACCTGCACATCGTAATTTAATAATGTGTCCAGTCATGAAATTTTTCGCTTCGAAACCCTTACTTATACCTAAGAATTTGTTTCTTAGAAGAGCTACTTCATTTACCAGCAAAGTTGTGTCAACGATACTCTGAACTCCGTCGACGTATTTTTCAGCGTCTCGTGAGCTCAGAGCCTTATTGTATGCTTCGAGGAATTTTTTAAATTCGGCAGATCTCTCCTTTCTTAACTTAATGTTAAGGTATTCAAGAACTGCCTCTATTTCCTGCAATTGAGCAAATCGTTGTTCTACAAGTCCCGGTAATTCAGCAGCATGTCTCTCTAAGGATTTTCCTTTTAAAGAAAGCTCACCGCGAGCTGTCTCCAGTTCCCGTTCGTAGTGTTCTATGAACAACGGAACATTTGACAGATCGGATGTTACTTTGTAATACCATGAGCTCAATTTTATTCCTTTAAGCCGTGAACTCTCTTTACTGCAATTTCCATTGCTTGAACTAGCAATACTGCCTTTTGGGTTCTGGTCATTTGTACTCGTCTAATAGCCATAGCACGCGGAGGGACACCAAGGTCTTCTGCCAGTGCCTTATGTACTCTGGTCAGATTAGCTGGCTCTGAAATCCAAGCAACGTAGTCGGCACCCACAGTCACATCTCTCATCGAATCTTTGAACTGCTGGACTTGCGTAATGGTATTCAGAGCATCCTTGCTTTTGATTGTCTCGAGTAGCTTTTCTCCAGACTCAGTAGCTGTCATCGTCATCAAACGCTCCTTCCTCATCCTCGTCAAATTCCGAGAGATGACTCTTTGCTGCGGCACGCATTTCTCTATCTAGGTCTTCATCTAGTAAATCATCCTCGACGAGTCCAAACTCATCAAAAACAACAACTAGAGTATCGGCTACTTCAAGCCTCTCCTTTGGTGGAATGTGTGATTTAATTCTATTCCACAATTCCAATAACAATTCATGATTATCATTAACCATTTCTTAATCTCCCTCAACTACTTCTACTGGAATCCCGTCGTCTGGATTATCCTTAATAACAACCTTAAAGTCGTCATTTGTAAATTCATCCATAATAACCTTCATGCTTTTTTCATCAAACAACCACTCCTTTCTAAACATCTTGATAACTTCGCCAGTCCTCTTAGAAGTGTAGGAATATCGGTTGCCTTCCTTAATTAACACACCAGACTTTTCAAACAAATCAAACAGTCCAGAAAGTGGATTCATACCTGATTCCCACGGAATGTCAACCTTAATAGATTCGAAAGGTTTTGCATATCTAGTCTTAACAACCTTACAGGTCGAACGAATACCCTTGACGTCAGTAACTTTATTACCTTCTTCGTCTTCCTTCAGCTTGAACTTCTTCATTGCAACAATAATACTTGATGCAAACATGAAGCCGGAACCGCCGGAAATCTTGTCATCGGGGTCGAACATATCCTGGCTTGCATAAGTGTGGTTTGTCACAACCATACCCATGTTTAGATCGCCAAACATGTTTACACAATTCGAAACAAAAGCTTTCAGTTGCTTTGCCTTGCGTCCCATGTCACCCTTCATATCACCGGCCTGGAACTGATTAATTTCAGTTGGGGTCAGCAACATGCCTAACGAGTCAATAATGAAAAGAATCTTAGGACGATCTTCTCTTGGTAAGTCAAGATAATCTTGCTTATATGCAGTAACAAAGTCGTGAACAATTTTTGCAACATCGTCAATCATTGTTGCACTAATTCTTAATAGTTTTTCTTCCGATGTGTCAACGCCAAGCGGTGTTAACCACTTCTCATCAAGTGCGTTTTCTGTGTCAATCATAACAACAAAGATACCCTGGTCTTGGGCGTTCTTTGCAATATTACCGGAAACAATATAGGACTTGCCTGCGCCGGATTCACCAGCAAATACAGTCACCTTACCCATAGGAACACCACCATAGAAGTTTCCGCTGATAAGGTAGTTTAATCCATACGAACCTGTACTAACCCATGTATCTGGGTCATTAAAGCCTGTAGAAATTCCTGTAATGTTTTTAGTCAGAGATTTTCTGAATTTCGCGATATCAAATGGCTTTGCCATAGGTTCTCCTTAAAGTTAAGTAGGGGAGGTATTTAGCCTCCCCTAGATCAAAAATTACTTATTGCGATTTCTGAGCATTGCCAGGATTTCTGTAGGAGACTTTTCAGCCTTTGCTTCAGTTACTGGTTGCTTAACTTCTTGGGTTTCGCCCCACGGTGCCGAGTCATCATCGCCGTCACTTTCTTGAACAGGTGTCGGTGCTGGTGCAGGTGCCTTAGCAACAGGTTGTGTTGTAGGAACTGTTGCACGTGGTGCTGGAGCACGAGATACACGTTGACGTTCTTCGCCGTCGTGGTCGTCGTTAGATTCAAAGCCGAATGGCTTGTAGTGTTGAGCGAAACGCTCTGGATCGTACAATTCACCGTCAACTGAGTCTTGGAACATTTCAAAAATGATTGCAAGTTGTTCAGGTGTTGGACGCTTTGGTAGATATGTTGAAAGATCAACAAGACCGTATTGATCAATTGCTGCGTGCATTTCTTCAGTGATGCTCGATTCTTTTCTTGCCCACTTAGAAGTGCCGTAATCAGCAAAACCGCCCTTGCTTGTCTTAGAGATAATGAAATCAACACCGTTGATATAATCAACAGGGCTGTGTGGGCCCATTTCTGGATCTAGAAGTGCTGCCTTAATGATTGCGAAAATCTGCGGGCCAATAATGAACTTACGGATTGGATTTTCAGGCTTCTCAGTTTCGTTCAACGGATCTTGCTTTACAAAGCCCTGCATGAAATAGGTACGCTTAATCCAATACTTACGAGCTGTCTCCTCAAGAGACTTATCCTTCCACCATGGGCGGACTTCGTTAAGAATTGGGCAGGTCTTCGGACCGTCCCACATTTCGATACACGGAACTTGAACGATGATTGGTTTGTTTTCGTCTTGGCCTTTGATGCCGGGGAATGGAAGCTTGATTACTTGACGTTCTGCCCAGAAAAATGTGTTATCCTGGTTTGCGTCTGGGAGGAATCTCTGAATAGATGATGTGCCTTCTGCCATGTTCCAGTGGGGATATGTTGTCTTATCACCACCGCCGCTAAAGTTATTGGGATTCTTGCGGCCTTCTAGTGCTTGTAGTTTTGCACGAATTTCGTCTAGTGTTTTTGCCATTTTTTAATATTTCCTGCTTTCGTTTAATATTGAACGCTGTTACTTGAGCTGCGATCTACTCGGGTCACGTTACTCCCTTTCGCACCTTACTTACTAAGGTTTCCGTGTGCAGCTAGTGTACGGAAACCTTGTGTGTTTGTCAATAACTTCCTAGTAAAAGTTCCTAATATATTTATCGAAATAAGAATCAAGGTCTACAGATTCTTTAATTTCTTTTCTAGCCATTGTTGACTTCTCTTCTACTTGAAGATTTTCTAACACTTGACCAAGAATTGCTTTCTCAAAATCGTTGACTTGACCTTCCTTGCATAACTTGTTGCCAACCTTATTAACGAACCCAGCAAGTTCGTCATTTTCAACAATCCTTAGAGCAAGTTCGTTAATCTTAAATCCTAAGCGAGCATTCTCGCTTGCGAATTCAAACATCGGGGCTGTATTTATAGCTTCACGGCGCAACAAGACAACATTTGCGGCTGCCTCTTCGATACGCTTGTGGAATGTATCCTTCTCTTGAACAAGCTGTTTGATGATAGGTAGAACACCTTCAAACTTTTCATCAAAGCGACGAATAGTAAAGAGTTCCTTCAATTGGCTTGTATCATCTTCGGCAAGAGCCTCACGTTCGAATGTTTCTAAGCGTGCTCTAACTGTTTCGTAAGTCTTAACACCTGTGAGCTTCTTTAGTTCTGTTCTAATAGTCTCAATGTTTTCCTTAACAGTATCAACTATACCAGAACTATCTTCGTTAATCAAGTTATTCGATGTAACATAACGATTGAACGATTGAAGTTTTAGAAGATTTTCAGTGCTTTCAGTAATATAGGACCCAACCTTATCGGCCATTGTGCCGCCGTGCGCCAAATGCTGAGCCATTGCTCTTGCACCAGGAAGATATGTATTAGGGAAACGGAAACGCTCACCATTACATTCTAGGAAAATAGCGGCAATGTGGCGAGATCTTGAGCCACGAACGTTCTCATCAACCGGTGTCTTATGCTTCACTAAAATACGCACATTTTCCAATGTTTGCTGGGAAGTTCTTAGAGAACCAAACATCTTGCTAAAGCTCTCCATAACTGTTTCCTCAACAGCAATAGAATAGATAGGATGATTGTGCTTACTCATTTCTACCTTCAGCTTTCCGTCGCTAACCAATCTATTTAATACTGGACGAATATCGCTTAGGTCCATACCAACCAGGCTATCTGCGTTACTAACAAGATCAGCTTCAGCAATCTTGCCACCCCACGCCTTAATTACCTTCATAATTTCGCCAACAAGGTGGTGATTCGCTGGCCTTACTGAGTTTTCCATCATGGGAGCATCCTTTTTCATTTTAGCTTGATACGCATAATCTCTTGGTTGAATTGATCTGCCGAAAACCTTAATCTGGGAATTCATCATAAACTGATCAGCAAGTTTGCGAACAGTTTTTTGTATGCCTTCGACATCATCGGATGCATCGTTCCCTTTACTGAATTCTACTTTGTTATTATCCTCATCAAGAGTAATCATTATGTTCGGCTTAACAACAAAAAATCTACGACCCATAGTAGGATCTGTAGTTTCAGATCCAGCGTCATCGAAAATTTTCACAGGTAAACCATTACCCTTCAGTAATGAAAATATTTTCGATGCAAGATCATTCATTTCAACCATATAAATTCCTTATTATGCTTATTTATCTTAATCAAATAAAAATTGGCATAGGCGCATCAAAGGACATATCATCATCGGAAGCAACATTACTGTTAATTGCTGCCTGAGATTTATCATCCCATGTTGAAATAAAATCAGTCATTCTAACTGCTAAAATCATCGCCATAATTAAGTCATCAGTTTGTCCAACTCTGGCCTCGAAAGTGTTTGCACGAGATACAAACACCTTCAATTCTGACAACAAGCCTTTAGAATTTATCTTCATCTTGCCTGACTCGATCAAGAATTTCAGTTTAGCACAGGCTTCGAGTTTAGACTTGTTAGTTGTAACAAATCCTGCACGTCTACCTGTCTTGCCTTGCAATCTATTCTTAGGATCGTGGAGCATTGTACCTGGGAAGTTTTCTTCACCAGTATCTCTAATAACAACAAGAGCAGCTTCTCCCAACGAATTACTTTCAACCGACCAGTAAATATCGCGGGCGCCCAATTGATAAATTTCTTCTAGAATCTTTTTCATAGTCCTAACTTGCTCTTCAATCGGTGCCTTATTATTACTCCATTCGGCAACCTGAACTAAAGTAGGTAATTCTAGAACTTGAATAGCTGCGTTATCTCCACCTGTTCCCATTGAAGGATCAAGAGAAACAACATATGTAAGTTCCGGATGAATATCTCCAAACCAACGAACTTGGCCAGATTTTCTAATAGGTGCTTTCGATTCAAGCTGTGCAAGTTTAACTGGATTAATAAGAGTTTCTTCAAACGTAATGAATTGACACATATGTTCACGAAGGAATCGATCTTCGCCTAAAGCTGCCAATTCGGAATCGGCCCATGCTTGGTCTCTATCAGGGTGTGCCGACCATGTAGCAATATAAGGCTTGAAACCATTGACACCTACAGTTGTTTCATTGCCGTTAGCATCAACTAATTTATTTGCACCCCACCAGATATCAGCAAATTGATCTTCATCAGTGTTAGGTGTAGAAGTGATAATACACTTACCACCAGTGGACAAGGTAGGTGATAGTGAAGTCCAGAATTCCTTAGCAATATTTGGTTCTACGAACGCAAACTCGTCAAGGTAAACAAGTGATAACGACATACCACGACCGGTATTTTCAGTAGTTGTGGTTGCCACAATACGCGATCCATTATCGAAGTCAATAGAACGCTTGTTATAAGATTTTACACCTGCTCTGATATGATCTGGTACAGATTCATAAGCATATCTAACTCTGTGCATAATTTCTTGTGCGCCGTCATATTTGTTCGACGCAATGAGAATTGTTGCATCATCAACAAACATAGCATACCAGAGTAGATATCCGGCAGCGACAGTTGTCTTGCCCATCTGACGGCTAATCATGTTTACAGATTTTCTAGCACTGTGATAATTGTCAAGTAAATCAAACTGAAAATCAAACAATTCAATTTGCTGTCTACCGAGTTTGGGGTGCTGAATATACATGAAATTTTGAATGAAATATCGTGGACCAGTGACTGGATCCATACACGCCTTCAATTCATCTATTTGTTCTTTGGAATAGCTAACCTTTTTATAGGCACGCTTAACCAGTTTATCATCTTGATATATTGCCATTAGTCTTCATACCTATCATAGTCATAATCATCGGGATCCGGTTCCGGTGGATCGATTTTCTCAGCTTCCTTATCAAATATAGGCGAGAGAATTTTCTTATAAATTTCTGGATTCAGTAATTGCTTTAATGATTGTGGGTGAACATAACCACTAATGTCAGAAATATCTAACACTGTGTTATCTATTGAAAATTCACTATTGGGTGAAAAACCGACTGACTTAATTTCGATATCACCGGCCGAAGCATATTGATAAGATGTATATGTCGGGCTGTCTGTTCTATGATTCCATCCAGTAGGGGATTCCTCATCTGTCCATCCAAGATCGGATACTGCAAGCACATCAACATCAACACGAATCTTAACCGGATTACCTTTAACAGATAATGCAGTAGCTTCAACAGCAATTGCACCATCATAACTAATACCGTCACTATCGGAAGATACCGAATCATACATTTCGGATGCTTTCACATCCGAAATTGCATTTACACTCTCATTTACTTTTTTTTTTGGAGATGACGATTCTTTTAGATAATTTCTATATCCGTATACAAGTTCTCTGTGAACTTCGGCAATCTGCATTTTCTTTTGTTCTGGGTTATCACCTTGTCGAGCACCGGACGGACCTGTAGCATCAACAACCGGACCATCTGCGCCATCTGGGAAATAATCATCGCCGTGTGCAACTTCAACATCGTTGTAACCATTTTGAAGATCGTAAGCTTCTCTCATCTTATCAAATTTCTTAGAATAAGAGCTACCTACTACACCATTACCTTCGCCCTTCAATACCATATCGTATAATAGCTTGATAACACCCATAGTGTTCTTAGTAGAATTGATTTGATTTGCAAGGTATCTCTTCTTATCATCACCGGTAGTTGATGCAGCAAGAATTTCTTGTGCTCTAGCAATTGCGGCTTGGTGAGGCAAATTAATCATTGAATTAATTTCTGCAGGATTGATATTGCTAGGACGAGCTTCCTCTAATCCTAGTGCTTCATCAAATTCGTCACCACCGTAATATCCATAATCTTCATCCGATCCGTGACCTGCCGAAGCCATTGCCGAATCATGATCCCCATCCATTGAATCATCAAAGTCACCAGTGTGATCAAATGATGTATCATCGCCATTTAGGAAATGATCTAATACTTCATCGAACACTTTATCAAATTCAGGATTAACACCATAACCAGTTTCTCCTGCAACCATCTTTCTCAATTCTTCTTCAGATGTTGCAAAATCATAATTACTCGAAATGGCTTGTCTAATAAAATCATAATCGTAGTCTGTCATAGCGCTCTCTTCCATTGCACAGGCATCTCTTGCAGATGCAGGATTTGTTTGACGGCAAGTATCAACTTGAGCTTCGTCAACATGTTTCATTGCCTTGCTTAATTGTTCAGTGCCTTTATCGGCTTTGTTAAATTCTTTCGAAACTTTGTCAGATGGACACGAGTCGTAATCTGCTCCATGAGCGCATGCTGCCATAAATCGTGCTTGCTTTTCTGACGATGATTTTTCATCTAATTCAACTTCTTCTGTAGCAGGTGTTTGCGAAGCATCAAATGATGAATATGCCTGGTCTCTTTCACCGGTACCGATTGTTTGCATATCTGCTTCGGCTCCGCCGGCACCGCCCTGATCTCCTTGACCGAGACCGGGAACGGCCATTACACCTTCCATGAGTTTAATCATTTCTCTCATGTTTTTCATAGCTTACCTACCTTTAAGAGATCAGGTCTCTTAACTCTACCGAAAAGACCGACATCGTCTTTCTTAAGATTCTTAGGGTCGTTGAAACTATCGTAGCCCTGAGGTAGTGTAGAATGGTCTGTCTTTGCTGCCGGGCTTAGTGGGTTTTCAACCACTACCTGCTCACGTTCTTTACGGACTTTCTCAAGCTCCTTTAAGAAACTAGCATTGTAAGTCTCGCCATAAGTTTCGGCGGCTGCACCTTCAACTTCTTCGTAATCACTACCTAGTCTAGTCTTATACTTTTTCTTGTATTCTGGAGAACTTCTATCCACATAAAGGTCTGTTTCGATTTGACGTGGATCATTCTGCGAATATACAGCAAGATTTGCTGGAGAAATTCCAACACAATTGCAAATGTATGTTCTTAGAAAATCTAGAGAACCTGGATAACCAAGAACTAGATCACAAATGAAAACTGGGGTATTCTTAACATTAGGAAAATCAAGAGGACTTTCCTGAATAGGTGTTTTTCTAAACGACGATGCTGATTTTAAATCATATCTGGATAAACCAGCTTCAAGTTTGTCAATCATAACATCTGTCATTTCGTTTACTGCAAACTTCAAGACATACTTGTATTCTGTCTTATTTTCTGCAACATAACTAACAAATGATTTATTTTCTGCCATAGTACAACTCCGTGTTATGACTATT